CTTCTTTAATTGCTCCCTCTGAAATATTTTTTGTAATTGCTTTTGTTACTTTTGCACCAATATCTCCAAGATATGGAGTCATTTGCTTTGTTAATTCTTCCGCACTTGCAGTAACTGATGTTGTAATGTGTGACATTGTTGCAACTTGCCACTGATTTAACATAGGGTCTAGCGTTTGGAATGACTTTACTGTTTTTCCTCTGCTTTGTGAAAAACGTTCTATTTGACGGAATGCTTCTGGATTTTGTCCCATTGCAAATTTTTGTGATGCTGATCTTACTCCTCTATATGATCCTGCAAAAGTAGTTCTTCCAATTCCACCCATAGATCCAGAGCCAACTCCAACTGGTCCAACTGTTCTTATCTGATTAACAGCATTTTCAAGTGCAACGTCAATGTCTTTTCCAGCAATCTTTACTCCTTTTGCTGCATCACGCAATGCTGGAACAACAATTCCTTCAAGGTCTGCATCTTTAATAAACTCTTTTCCAGATTTATTTAAAGCATCTGTTGCTGTTTTTGCAAAAAGATCTGCTACTGTAGCAAATTCTGATTTAAACTTAGGGTTATTTATTCCGACTTTAATATCTCTTGCAATAACTGCAAGTAGTGGACCCATAACTCCACCACCAGCACCGCCTATATATTGTGAAACACCAGAAGTAGAAACACCTTTTCCACCAATCTGACCCATAAGTGTATTAATTGATTCTGGTAAAAACATTGTAGCATTTTTAAAACCTTTACCAACTTGGAATCCAGGGATATTGTCGGCAATCATTCCATTAATTAATGGTGCATATTTCTTTGCCATATCTGTAGGAATAACTGCTTCTCCTGGAGATAGCATTGCTGGAACTATATCTCCTGCACCCTTTGGTCCTGGAACTGAAACAATGCCGCTTGCCAATCTTCTAGCACCTCTTCCTGGCATCATCATTCCAGGATTATTCATTGCAAAGTTTCTTGCTGCTCCTGCTGCTGATGTATATGCTGCTATCAGTTTATTTATTTGGGTTACTTCAGCAGTAAATGTTTGTGTTAAGTTTGCATGTGTTTGATTAAGTGAGTGTGCTGCTGCTGCTGCATCTAATTGCTCACTTGTCATATACTGGGTTTGTTCTCCAAGTATTTGTGTTTGTCCAGTTAATCTTTGATATCCTCCACGAAGGGTTAAGAATAATTTAATGATATTTGCTATGCCGTTTGCAAGTAAACCAAATGTCATAAGTAGTACTGGACCAATTGCACCAATACCAACGGTAAGAAGTGTGATTAATCTTTTTGTTCCTGCAGATAAATTTCCAAACTTTTCTAGTACATTTCCAACAAATTCTACAATTGGAGTTGCTGCTTCTAAAAATGCTTGACCAACTGGGATAAGAGCAACTTTAAGATCTTCTACAGTTTTCTTAAATTTATTCATTGCTGAATCTGCAGTCATTCCTAATTCTTGTTCAGATAGGGCAGATAGTTCTTCTACTGATGAATTTGCTAAATTAAGAACACGAGCAGCCTGATTTCCATCTTTGGCAACGTTGGCAAACAATGTTGATAAACGAGCAAACTGGAACTTACCAAACATTTGTTCAATTGCTCTTGCTCTTGCTAGTGGATCTAGTTGATTTAATGCTTGAGCAAATCCAATCACAGTTGCTTTTAAATCACCTTTATTTTTTTCAACAATTGCAGTTGCATTAATTCCATATGAAGCAAGCATTTCTGATGCTTTTTTAGTTGGATTAATTAATGCTGCAAGGCCAGACTTGAGTGCGTTAGCGCCTTCCGATGCATTAATTCCACCTTCTTTCATTGCTGCCATAAAAAATGCTAAATCTTTTACATCTCCACCAAGTTGCTGAATTACAGGAGCAACTTTTGGAATTGCTGTTGTAATATCATCTAAAGATACAACGGTTTGGTTTTCTACTGCGTTTAAGAAGTTAATAGAATCTGCAAGTTTTTCAGATGACATACCAAAAGCATTTTGTAATGAAATAGTGGTTTCAAGAGCCTTTTGACTATCAACCTGACCAAGAATAGACAAACGTGTTGCTTCTGTTGTTTGACGTTGAAGATCTAGACCAGAAAAACCTGCTGCTGCAGCCTCTGCTGCTAAACCAACAGTTGTAGAAACTGCCACACCATACTTAGTAAACTGCTTTCCTAATTCTGTAATATTATCTAGCGCTGCCTGGGTTTCTGCTTGTGGTGTAAATAAATCTCCATATACTTTTCTAAACCTTAAAGCCTGTGCTTCCATATCCATAAAGGTTTTTGTTGCTGCAGTTCCAACTGCCATCAATGGTAGTGTAAAACCAACCATCAACTGACGACCAGCCCATTGTGTATTCTTACCAAAATTTAAAAGATTGGTAGATCCTTGTTTCATTAATTGATTAAATAATGCCTGTTTCTGTGCTGCTATCTGAACCTTAGTTGTATAGTCATCCATATTCAATTGCGTTGGCATAACAGCAATTGCTCTCATTGCACCGTTGGTATCACGGCCCATCTTAATATACTGGGTTTGTAATCTCTTTACACGTTCTTCGGCTACCTTGCCAATTGTGTCAAACTCTGATTTAAATAATCTACCAAATGTTTTTGTAGAGGCTCCCGCATAGCGGAAGTACTCACGCATTGAAAATTTATTTTTTTCTAATGAATCTGTAAATGATTCTGCTGATGTTTTAACTAAACGCATTTCGGCAGTAAATGCACCGATAGCATTAATACTATTTAAAAGATTTTTCTGTAAACCCTTTTGAGCAAGGGCTGCTGCTTCACTTGATTTGGCTATTGAGGTGTGAAATTGAGATATCTGACGTTGTAATGCTTTTAGTTGTGCTAATGCATTAGACGAATCAATATTAATGTCAATATTAGCATTAACATCAGCCATTTAGTTTCACACCTCTTTTAAATTATTCAGCCATAGTTACGCCAAGAACGTCTGAAACTTCAGCAAGTTTAATACCTGATGCTGCTTCTACGATCTTGTAAACAGTTGGGAGATCAATATTCTCCTCTAGTTTTTTTACGTCTTCAGAGAGTTCTGGCTTGTACTGTTTCATTGCAATCTGTACACACTCCATAAGAATGTCCATAGATTTTCCATTGTCTTCCGCCACTGCTCCCACACCCTCAAACTTCTTCATAAATGGACGAAGTAGAGAGATTTTTAGAGGACGTACTGTAACCTTTGTGCCATCAATCAATGTAAGAGTATTTTCCTCATACGTAGTTGTTGCCATTATTTCCTCCTATAGGTTATGTCAATTATAGCATGATGATGCTTAATTTTTATTATCTTAAATCTTCGTAGTCTAATCCCATGCCAATACCAAATCCAGCAGTCTTGGCATTTTGTCCCTGAAGGGCTAGGATGTCTTTACTATCATTTGTTTGCCCTTTACTAAATACTCTAGCCTTCATGTCTTCCCACTCTTTTTGACCTCTTGAAGATCCAGACTGTTTGTCTAGGTCTACCCCTTGAATTGCAGCAAGAAACTTTTTTTCTTCATAGTCAAGTTCTCTACGACTAGAAAGGGTTGCCATTAATTCTGGCATAGATAATGATTCTTCTAATTCTTTATAGTCTTTCCAAATACCAACCAAAAATACCTCAGCCTCAATTTTTGCTAAATCTAAATCAGACCATGTAGCACCACTATCTTCTGCCTGATCTTTAACGGTTTGACTTGACTTTTCATTTATTTTTATTCCTGCTGAAATATCTAAAATTGTGTATATTGTTGGCATGTCTAAACTATCTTCTATGTCAGATTTTGTTAATTTTATTTCTGGATAATATTGTTTCATTGTAATTCTTACACACTCTATTAAACGGTCTACGGCCTCATCATCATTTTTAGCCTTTTTTACATGCTCAAAGGCTTCCATAAATTCACGTAAATACTTTATTTTTAATGGCATAATTTCTAATTCTGTGCCATCTACAAGTTTTATTATTTTATTTTGATAAACAGTTGTTGCCATAATCTTTCTATTCTATCATAGACAAAACAAAAAACCCACCTAATTAAAGGTGGGTCTAGTGTTAATCTAAATTTAGATTATGATTGTCCCCAAGTACGATCTACGATCTTACCATAGGATCCTGATGCATCTTCAGGTAGAAGACGGAATGAAACTTCAAACATTGACGCTTCGTCACGTTTTGCGGATACAGTTACGTTCTCAATTGATAGAGCACGGTATGCTGTGTAAACACGCTCAACAGAGTCAGAGTTGTCGCAATCTCCAGTTCCTGGTCCAACAGCAACGATTCCTCGTTCTACTGGACATTCTCCAAGTTCACCTGCAGAAAGATTTAATGTTCTTCCTGTAGATGCTGCCTTGTTTCCTGTAAGTTGTGTATCAGAGAATGCTAATGCAAGAAGCAAGTTTTCTAGGGTTGCTTCAGCAAAAGCGGTAGCAAGATTAACTTGCATACCTTGCTTATATAGTTTTGCAACGTCAAGAATTTGATCTACCTGGACTTCACCGAAATCTGGTTGGAACTGTAATTCTAAACCGTTCATGGTATAACCTATGTTAGTGTAGTCTGCTTCATCTGTAAGTGTATCTTTAAAAGACTCACTTGCATCAAACGATTCCAGTGTTCCTGGAGTTAAAGTTGTGTCAGCAATAAAAAGTGCTGCTGCACCAACGATAATGTTATTTGACGTACCACGGCTATATGGCATATTTATTCACCTCTTTCATAAAGTATATTAAGTTGTTTGGCGTGTTTCCTCAAAACCAATTATACCGCTTTTTATGTATATCTAGAGTCTGGTTCGGTCTTTATATGGTAGTCATATTCAACAATTAACTTGTTTACAAACAAGGTTCTTGCTGAAGCCAGTTCTGCTACGTCCCTACTCTCATCTGCCTGATAAACCCTTGTATTATGGAAATAAATGTTATACGGAATAGATACGTCTCCAGAAGAGTTTAATATTGGGTTTGCAATGCTATAGGAGTTTATGTCCTGGGCAGAAGCGTCCTCACGATCAAGTGCATTTGAGATAACACGAACTGAGTCTATTAATTTAGCAACATCTGTAGAATATATAAAGTATATAAGTTGCTCTCTTTTATGAGCATAAAATGGGGTAGGCCTAAATCTCATTAATCTATCATAAACAATGAGAACTGGACTATCGGTTTGTCTTATTTGAATGTTATCATTATATAAATCTTCAATATTTGTTGGAAATTGTGCTGGAACCATAGGGGTTGGATTTAAAAGGTCTGACTCTGCTACAAGACCATAAAACGCTAACTCAGATAAAATATATCTATTTAAAAATGTAGGTGGAAAGCCAGTATCAGTTAATATACTCATAGTCTTATTCTACACCAATTGTTGCATTAGTAATCCACTTAAACCCTGTATCAATGCCCTTGCTTCTACCCCTCTTTGATCCAGCCTTAAAGTTCTTTTTGTACAAGGTTGGCTTTTTAATATAATCATAAAGACCAGATGCCCTTAAAAAAGATTGTTTAAAATATCTTGTTATAAATTCATCAAATGTTGATTCAAAACCTTTGTATACTTCTTCTCCTCCTGGATTTTGAACTTTAATTGGCTTGCTTGTAAAGACCTCTCCACTTGGTCCATTAAATTTTAATACCTTAGATTTAGTTGGTGATATTGTAACTGGTATTCCATTTTCCATAATTCTTGCTTTATCATAAAATGGGGTTGTCATATTTTCTGAAACACTTCGTGACTGCCTAAATGTAGAATTAATAGACAACCCAAGATTACTAACTGTATATCGTAAATCAAATAATCTTGCACCTGGACTACCAGTTTTATTCCATTCATAAACATGGTGCAATGCTTTTGGGTTTGACCTTGCTTGTACATCAATATATTGGGATAGTGATTGAATAACGCCTAACCCTAAGTTATCAAGAAATATTTTTTTACCACGATCCACGCCTTCTAAAAATCCAAAAGAATAATCTACAATATTGTTCATTTGCTTAGTAAAAGAAAGTGTATTTGTATTTACTATCATTAGTCACCTACGGTTTGATTTTCAGTTCTACGCCACAACATTTTGTAGTATTCTATAGAACCAAATGGTCCAGTAAAAGGTTCAACCGTTGCTATTTCATATATTGTTCCTCTACCAGATCTTGGACCTGCTGTCTCTTTATAAATCAAACTATCATTTGCACTTCTTATATTTGTTACGAGTATGTTTGTAGTTGCATTATTTACATTATTTGAAGAAAGTCTGGGGTCATTTTGAGTTCTTGAAATAAGTTTATTTTCATATTGTAAAAATGTTTCTGGTTTAATATCTTCTGTTCCTAGTCCACCAACTGGAGTTGCATTACAAACTATAGTTCTATCATAAACCCAATCCTTTTTAGGTTGCCCATACTCTCCTTGTGTAAGAATAGGGAAATATATATCAGCCTTCATTGGATACATAAAATCTGTAACTTCACATGAATTCATTATAAAACTCCAGGACGAACAATATTATTAACATATTTAGACAAAATCTTGTCTACAATAATATTTCCAGTACCCTCAATCATTCTCTTGTCATACTCAATTTTAAATTGATCAGTGCTGTAGTTTTTTACATACCTTTTATAATAATCTAATCTTCCACATTCAATATCACTAATTAATAACTTTGTCGCATCCTGAATGTCAATTGGAACTACTTTATATCCAGTTTCAACTAGAAAAATATAATCTGCTCCTTCTGCAAAACCAACTCCAGGGGTAATAGACTGTACATTTCCACTATCTTCTGTATCAAATATAGCGAAAGAGTCTGATACTGCAAGTGGAACTCTGGATGGTCTACGCTCTGACCTATTTAAAGAATCTGTTGCTTGAACAGGATCTTTTGTTATTGCTGTTTTATCTTTAGTTATTACGTAATTAAAATCTCCCAGTGCTGGGCCATCAACATCATCAATATCATAAACTAATTCTGCGTTTTCATATGCCTTTAATATTTTATGTGTTCTATCCCAAAGAGGAATATAGTCTGTTTCTTGTCCGACTACTTCAAGATATTTACGGTTATAGTAAAAACCATCAACCATTGTATCAATAATTGCTCTTGCTAAAGACTCATACTCTTTGTATTTTGCAATATCTGTTGCTGAAGTTTTATTGTTTGCTATTGCTAATGCTGTTGGATCTACGTATGGACGCTCAATTTGTAAATTATCTTCAACTACTACATCTCCACGTTCTCCATCAATATCTTCATAAACTGTTACAGCATAAGACTTATCGTATTTAACAAAGTCCCCATCTAATTCATATGTAATTGTTCCTTCTGCAGAAGATGTTAAGCCAGACTCTCCGCTAATTTGCACTTCAAGTTCTGTCTGTTCTGGAACATCTTCAATAACAAGTATGTAATCTGCAGTTTCATCTGGTACCTTATAGGTTACAGATAGTGGATATGGTGGTAAACGAAGTACTATTGACATTATTTTTTACCGTAGTAAGATGCTAACTCTTCAGGTGGTGCTATTCGTACCAGTCTGTGTGTAAGCCACTTTTCCGATGCCTCCTTTGAGACTATGTTATACCCCACTTTTAAAGCACCTAAATTATCCATGTGAAGATTTTTATCTGAATATAGTGCTACCTTGTCTATTAAATTTTCAACGCTATCTGCTTCTTCTACACGCTCTTCTTTGTTTTCTGGTGGAATCCAACTAGCCAAAATTTCTAAAATTTCAAGTTTAGTATTAGCCTCAAATAATTCAATGTTATTTTTCTTTGCATATGCTTTTAATGCCATCACTGTTTTTGTTGATAGTTCTTCTATTGTTAAATTCATAATTCTCCCGTGCTCATTTGTAATTATACCAGAATAAGAATAAGGAGGGTAGTTTTTACGCTACCCTCCCTAATATTTGATCTTTTAGATCTTAGGAATCAGCACTATCTGAGTCAACATAAGCGACTGCATCTAGTTCTTCCCATTGGATACCAAAGCGTACGAATACTGTGTATTCAATTGTATCTTTCTTTGGCTTGTATTCACGGTTTACAGTGATGTCTCTCTGGAAGCCCCATACACGGTTCTGAGGGAATGTTAAATCAACATAACCTGCAGGATAGTAAGGAACCTCAAGAACATCTACACCAAGTACACGAGTTGTACGTGAGTTACCTAGTGTCTGTGCTCCGCCATCAAGATAATCTTGACGGTTTGCTTGAGTGCTACCAGTGCGATCTGAGAACGCTTGTGAAATAGCATCTGCTAATGTACCGTTGTTACGAACAATACCAGCAAAAGCATCAGTACCTGCGTAGAACTTAAGATTGCTCTTAAGTGCACGATACTTACGAGGCATTGCTAATAGCAAGCCTTGCATTACTGATGTTGTGTAGTTGTTGTCTGAAACTGTTGCAGCATATTCGTGAGCAGCATTTCCTACTGTTCCACGAGTTTGCTTTACGAATCCTGGCATGATTGAAAGGAAGGCATCTGAGCCTGATCCTAAACCATTAATAGCAAGATCTTCAATATCGTTTGCGAAAGCATTAGTCATCAAGCGAACTAGATGATCTTCAAGTGCTCCACCTTCAATATTGTCTTCAAGTGCTTCTGTTGATACTTCCCAATCAAGACGAATCTTTTTGGTTGTTAATTCAACTTTTGAAAAAGTTGCACCGATGTTTGTATAATCTGGTGCTCCTTGAGCAGCAGCACGAATTACACGCTCACCAACATTTACCTTTTCAATTTCCATGGTGTTTGCTCTCATAGTAACCTTACGGCCATCTTTAGCGAGAACAGTTGCATCCCATACGTAATCAATAAAACGACGGGCTTGCTCTGGTGCTAGAATACCACCAGCAACGCCTGTTGGACTTACTGCATTTGCTCCAGTTGTTGAACCGAATGCTGCAGTAGCAGTGTTACCAAGTTGTGATCCTACAGACGCTGCTGCTGAATCTAAACCTGTTGCACTACCAATACCACCAGATACGAATGAGCCTTGAGAGTTAATCTCTGCGCCTGCTCCGCCTGATCCTGGATAGTTTTTTTCTAGGTCTTTATTTTGTTCCGACATTATTTTTCACCTCCTAGTGATTTTTACCTTAGTTAAATAGGTCGGCATTTGTGAGGAAACGACCGCCCCATAGGGATTTTTGAACCACTTGTGGTGATTCCTGTACGATCTCGCCTAGATCGCCAGACTTGCGGAAAGCAGTGTCTTGTTCTACAAGATCTACTCGCTTGCCAAACTCGTTAAAGTTGTTCTTGATACCATTAACATCTAATGTTACTGAGTCAAGAGATTTTGTTACTGCTGTTACCTTCTCATTAAGAGATTTGATAGTTGCAGCAAGATCGCCAAAGGCATTAGTAAGAGAAGTATTAATTTCTGAAACTGCCTTGGCAACTTCTTCTTTAACGTCTGCAATAGATTTTTCTACCACATTCTCTACTTCAACTGCTGCTTTTGCAACAGAAGAATCTGCACTAGCATTATCTGATTTAGCCATAGCAAGTTCTTCAACTGCTACTACTTCTTCAGCGACTACAGCGGTTTCTGTTGCTTCTGCAACAATCTTTTCTGCTTCTGCAACAATTTCTGTTGCTTCTGCTACTACCTCTGTTGCCTGTGCCTCTGGAGCAACCTGTGCATTTTCAACTGCAGTTTCTACAACTGCTTCGGTTGATTCTGTCATTGGATTTACCTCCTTAGTAATCTTAATTGTATTAATGCCTTTAGCACTATCAACTAAGAATTTTATCATTTCTGTATTATCTTTATCATTCTTTTCTATAAACCCGATATTTTGCATTTTGTTTCCAGTTACTGGACTTGTTGCTGAATCTAACTCTGATACCATAACAATATTGTTTTCTGAATCCCAGAATACGTTTTCAATTTCTGCTTTTGATAGGTATCCGCTAACAACATTTTGACCGTTTACCTTTTCAATAGATAAAATATTTGCAAATTGATTTGCTGGATTATCCACAAGAGAAAGTTCATGTAGTTCGTAATTTTTAATTACACGAATTGTCTTATCAATTTTTGCATCATATGCGTCATCCCAAGTCTTAATATTTCCACCAATTGAAAAACCAGTGTAAGTACCATCTAAAATTTTTTCCCAAGCATCTTGTGCACCCTTAGAAACATAGGCAGATACATAGACTCCGCTATAAAACTTTTTATCATTTGGATCAAAATACTTATCTTCTTTAAATGAAACAATCTTTCCAACAGCAGTTGGCTGATGCATTTCACGAAGATTACCACGGAAATTCTTAAAAGCCTCTATACTAGATTCTGTCGTTACGATGTCGCCTTGACGATCAACGTTATCAAGCGTGGCAAAGCCAGACACCATACGGCGTTCAACATCTACTTTTCCAATTGGCATTGAAAGGCGAACATTGTCACCTTTAGTTTCCCAATGAGCCTTATTTGTTAA